TGGCGGGCGATCCAGACGCCGGTGCAATTGTTGGCCCGGACGGCGCAGTCCCTGCCGCCCGCTGTGCGCATCCGGGGATCGGTCAGCAGGTCGCACGCCGCCGGGCCGTCGCCGCGTCTGATCGCGGCCAGGATGCCCGATTTGTTACGGGAAAAATTACCCGGTCCCATGTTGTAGACCGTGTAGGCATAGGCGGCGAGGGTGGGCGCGGGCAGATCGATCCGCACCAGCCGTTGCGTGGCGGCCATGTGCTGGCCGACATCCGCCTTCAGCCATGCGTCGCATTGCGCGCGCGTGGCGGTATCGCCCGGCTTGACGCCTTCGGTCCGGCCCCGGCAAATGGTCCAGACCTGGACCCCGTCCTGATAGGCGGTGAGGCTCAAGCCCTCCCGCTCGGACGTGAACTGTTCGGCGATCTGCTGCGCCCCCGCGCCAGCGACGACCAGCGCCAGGACGGCGGCGGAGAGCTGGATTTTCGGGGATAGGCGCATATGGGGGGCCTCACATCGTGTGAAGCCTCACCTTACGGTATCCTGATACCGAAAACTTTTCGGGGGGCCGGAAAAATTCGTAACGTTACGAATCTGTCTATCGTTAGTGCGTTGATTTTATTGTATTATGCGCCAAGCCGTTTCGTAACGTTACGAATGAACCCGCGAGCAGTCCAAGCGTCTACTCCCAAATTTTCTGTTTTCAGCGCCTCTTGGTATCAAGGGTACTGGCCCAGACCAACCTTAAGCCGAGCGTTTACTGTCCTGCTGGGCTGGTGCTGATAGTTTTCTACGCAATTGCTGGATAGCCATTTTTAAAGCTGCGGTCCGTTCTGTCTGGTCGCTCTCTTCCCCTAATGCCAGAACAATATCGTTGTGAATTTGAGCAGCAACCTGTCCGATGTTTCGGATGCTGATCCGAACTCCTGCCGCGCCGTAGGCGTCCGTGACTTCTTCTAAAATCCGTCCCATCAGATCGACGTGAGCCTGGGACAGAACGGAAGAGATGGGCTTTTCCTCGTCAGACGAATCGCGTTTCCGCTCCCCGGTTAGGACGTACACGACGTCCACCCCGATTTTTGATAACGCGAGCAGGTGAATCGCTGTCGGGGATGTTCGATCTTTCTCCCAATCGATAATGGTGCGTTTTGCCGCACCAACAGCATCTGAGATGTCTGTCTGAGTTGCGCCAATGCGCACCCTCTCCTCCCTTAGCCTCTCCCCTATCATGATGTTTTCTGCATCCTCGCGCGCTTGACTGTGAGCTTTTTCTCACTTACCATAGTTTTGTGGCGAGAGGTTCCGCCAATTAGTGAGTTTTTCAGAACCTTTTGGAGGTAAAATGAAAGTTCCATACCCCCTCCCCACCAAAACGCCGTACAGCGGACCCCACGTAAGGAAGCTTTTTCGCGCTGCCGGAGTGACGATAGCTGAGTGGGCGAAGGCGAACGGCTACACCGAAAATCAGGTCTACGACGTCACGGGTGGTCAGCTCAAAGGTACACGCGGCATCTCTCACGAAATCGCACTCAAGCTCGGCATGAAGCTGCCCGTGGAGAAAATCTGCGCCTGATCAGGGTGCATTTTTTGAAACGGATTTTCAATGTTTGAAAGGATCGATCATGACGCACCTGATATTGAGGCCGCGAAAATCCAGAGAAGAGGTCATCGAAAACGCCGCGAGGACGGCGGCGCTCGTCGCCGCAAACCAGCTTTTGGACACTCTGTCTCTGGCCAAGACCACCGATCTCCCCGCTACAACGCACAAAACCTTGCTGCGTATCGCGGCTGAAAAGGCGGCCGATCTGAACGATTTCACCGCGCTCCTTGGGTTTGGCGATGCCCGGTCCTTCCTGGAACTGGAGGCCGAACAGAACGATCCCGACTACGCCCCCGTCCTGGACCAAGCCCTGGCCCTGGTCGAAGGCGGCGGGGCCGCTGTCATCACCAACGACGAAGCGTGAGAGGCCACCATGGTTGATTTGCGCGACATGACCGCCGCCGAGAAAAAATGGTGGAAGGAGCTGCGGGCCGTCCTGGGCCGGATGCCTAGGTACGTCGAGCTTCACGCCCGCTTCGGCGGTGAGATCGGCATCGCCCCCCTGGGCAGCCGCGACCGGGCCTTCAAGGAAAGCCGTTATGGCGACCTCGATTCCGTCTGTGAGTACGAATGGGACGATGTCGCCGTCCCGCGCCTGGATAGGCGCGACAGTCACCTGTGACCGGATAAGGACCACGCCATGCCCCGCACCATCCATCCCGAAAAGATCGATTCGGCCCGCATCAGCACGGGCAGCCTGTCCACGCTGAAGGTTCTGGGTGCCCTGGCCGGGCACGCGGTTTCCGGGGCCAGCAATACCGAGATCGCGTCGGCGCTGTCGATGACGCCGTCCATGGTCAACCGCTGCGTCAACACGCTGATCTATGCCGGTTACGCCCGGAAACTGGACAACGGGCGTTTTGCCCCCACCCCGAAATTCGCCGCGCTGTCCCGCGCCGTCGACCAGCAGATGGCGACGGCCAAGGAGCGCCTCAGCGAGATGGAACAAAACATCCAGGCCATTTCCCGTGGCCTGTTCTGAAGGATCGTCCCCGATGACCACCGAAAATGACGAGTTTTCCGCCGCCCGGTTCGACCAGATGACCGGACAGGACCGCGATTATTTCCAGCGCCAGATTGGCCGGCGGGAGATGGCCGACGCGATCAGCCAGATGACCCAGGTTTTCGCCCTGAAGACGTTGGCCGAGATCAAGGAAAGCAAAGGCTATCGTTACCTGAAGGGGCGTCCGGTCAAGCCGGGCAGCGACCAGACCCTGACCGGCACCTGGGCGGAGTTCTGCTTGTATATGGTCGGGCGGTCTGTCGAAAAAGTTGATCTCGATCTCGCCAACTATCAGGCATTCGGCGAGGAAGCCCTGGCGGCGATGCAGCGGGCCGGGATCGGATACCGCCAGTTGCGCGATTTGCGCCGCCTGCCCGAGGACGAGCGCGCCGCCCTGATCGCCGCCGCCGACGGCGGGGACCAGGACGCCCTGATCGAGACCGCCGAGGATTTGCTGTCCCGCAAGGGCAAGCAGGTGGCGGCGCTGACCGCCGATCTGGACGAGGCGAAAAAGACCCTGGAGGTCAAGGAAAAGCTGCTGGCCGACCGCAACGACGAACTGAACCGCGTGCGCGAGCGGCTGATCATGATCCAGACCGATCAGGCCGAACGCGAGGAGGCGCTGAAGCTGGAGGTGGATGGGCTGGTCGCCGAGGCGCTGCGGGCGCTGAAGGTCAATCTGGCCGAAGGATTCAAGGTGCTGACCGAGACCGCCGCCGAGGCCGGCGGCGACGGGGCCGACCAGAAGCGATTCATGGCCAAGCAGATCGCCGACATCAAGGCGGCGGTCGAGGGGATCCAGGAACAGTTCGGCATCCCGGACAAGCCGGACGAGGTCAACGATCCGGTATGGGCGCGCAAGGACGCCCACGCGGCCCAGGAACCCGAATGGCTGGCCGAGGGCGCGACCGCCAAACCGCCGGCCCCAGAAGGGAAAAAGCTCCGGTCCGTCCCGGCAGCGGAAACGGAAGAAGAACAGTCCTAAAGGGGGGCGGGTCATGAATCCGGTCATCACGCAACGCCTGGTCGATCTACAGCGCCAGATCGACGCCGCCCCCAGGGGCGAACGCACCAGGCTGCGGCGCGAAGCTGCGGCGGAACTCGGGGTTTCGATCCAGACGCTCTATCGAAAGGCCGAAAAAGTGACCGGAAAGACCCAGCGCAAGCGGCGTGTGGACGCCGGAACCAGCTCCTTGACCGAGGACGAGGCGAAGGCGATCTCCGCCGCCCTGCGCGCCGCCACCCGCAAGAACGGGAAGCGGCTTGCCTCGATCCAGGACGCGGTCGACATGCTGAAGGCGAACGGGGTGATCAACGCGATGCGGGTTGACCCGGAGACCGGGGAGGTTTCCGACCTCTCGACCAGCGCGATCCTAAGGGCGCTGCGGGGCTATGGATTTCACCCCGACCAGCTCGACCGCCCGGACCCGTCCACCGAACTGCGGAGCCTGCATCCCAACCACGTCTGGCAGGTCGATGCGTCCCTATGCGTCCTCTACTACCTGAAGCCCGGTGCGGATGCGCGCCAGAACGGCCTGCGGGTGATGCCCAACGACGAGTTCTATAAGAACAAGCCCAAGAATTTAGACCGGATCGCCGCCGATCGCGTCTGGTCCTACGAGATCACCGACCACGCCTCGGGCTGGATCTATGTCCGCTACGTGATGGGCGCGGAATCGGGCTGGAACCTCTGCAATGTCCTGATCGACGCGATGCAGGACCGGGGCGGGCGCGACGTGCTGCACGGGGTGCCGAAGATCCTGATGATGGATCCGGGCTCCGCCAATACCGCCGCGATGACCAAGAATCTGTGCCGGGAATTGGGCATCCGCATGATCGCCCACGCGCCGGGCAACGCCCGCGTCACCGGGCAGGTCGAGAAGGCGCGCGATCTGATCGAGAGATCCTTCGAGGCCGGACTGAGCTTCGCCGCCGTCGCCGATCTGGACGATCTGAACGCCAAGGCGGCGCAGTGGCGGTCCTGGTTCAACAGCAACCGCATCCACCGCCGCCACGGGATGGCGCGGACGGCGATGTGGCTGTCGATCCGCGAGGATCAACTGGTCAAAGCGCCCTCGGTCGAGATCTGTCGCGAGCTGGCCGTAGCCGAGCCTGAACCCCGCAAGGTGACGCCCAAGCTGCGCGTGCCGTTCCGGGGTCAGGAATATGACGTGTCCAAGGTGGCGGGCGTCAATGTCGGCGACACGGTGATGGTGACGCTCAACCCCTGGCGCGACGACGCGGCGCAACTGGTAGAGACCGGCGCGGACGGTCAGCGCATCGTCCACGTCATCCCCCGGATCGAAAAGGGCGATTTCGGGTTCAGTACCGGGGCCGCGACCATCGGCGAGGAACACAAGGCGCAGCCCCAAACCCCGGCGCAGGCCAAGCGCAAGGCGGTCAATCAACTGGCCTGGGGCGAGGACGAGGCCCCGCGTTCGCGCCGCGCATTGCCGTTCGGGGGGCAGATCGATCCGTGGAAGATCGCCGAGGATGACGCGGC